TAGTATTTGATAGCGTATGACCGCTGCTCTAACCATGCGCTGCAGCCAATGCCTACCGCGTCGGCGGTCTGGTTGCAGGTGGAGTCGGTTGGCGCGGTAGTCATGGCTGAGCTTGGTTGTTGGGATGGCCGAGGAACACTGCTATGACTAAGAAGCAAAGTGCAGGTGCGAACATTCCAAGTGCCGGGTCATACACACAAGCACTCACCCATATCGCAGTGACTACGACGCAGATCGTCGCGGGTCGGCGCATCCCAACCACCGGCTTCAAGCGAACGGGAGTCCCGCCCGGCAGTGAGGTTTCAGCGTGTCGTTTCATTTTGGGTTTTCGCCGTCGTTGAGCCGGACGTTGGGCACCTATCGTTCGTTACATACCATCTATCCCAAATGCCGCAGTGGTCAGGTATCCACTGCTTTATCATCCCAGCAGCCTCTAGCCGTTGGATCATTCCTTCGGTTACTTTGAAAGGGCAGCAGATGTCATCATTCGACCACACGGCTATCTCTCCGAGGCCATGCAGTATTCGCCATCCACGATCCTTGAACCATCGAAAGAATGCTTGGTCATACTTGTTCGGTGGCCTAACCACCGCATCGAGCGAACCGCTACGCGGTTCAGGCTCGATGCCCGTTTTGTTTTGCGGAGTTTTCATTCTTAATCCTGCGGTCGCTCATGCGGAGCGTTAGAGCGCATTTGTTTTGATGTTCCATGATTGTAGTTCAGTATTGGGCGCACCATGCCAAAGTGTTCTTTTACCAGCGCAGAAATCTTTGCACCGAAGGCCATCGCTCTCTTTTCGGTTGCTTCGTCATTGCATTGTGCGCCGTGGTGCGAGCCGACATCGGCATAGACCCAGCTTTCATCTCCTTCGCACGTCACATCGACCATTCCTGATTTGTCGTTTGGCGAGATGCGCTGAAAATCAATAGTCAGAAAGATGCCTTTGCGCTCTAACCCATCGCTGATGCGAACCTTCGGTTCGCTGGTCTGCGGAGTCACACCGTCAATCGGGCTTTCAGTCGTTAATCGCTCAGGTCGCATAGCTCTATTCGTTATGCCCATAGTGCTCCTCGAAGCACGTCGGGCACATTCTCACGCGGTTTTCTTTTGCGATGTAGTCGCCTTCGCCTTGATCGCACTGCGTGTATGGATCGAGAGTTTTGGTTATGAGCTTCATCTCACAGATCGGCATGTGCTTGTCGCATCCGAAGCACCATGACTTTCCTTTGGCCTGCGATTCCTCAGCAGCCATCAGCAGTTCGTCTTGGTTGGTTTCGCGCATGTGGCCGATACCATGCCGGTCTTTCCATTCCTGGAGTTTGGTTTCGTATTCGTTTGGCATAACCAGTCAGTGCAGGAGACCGCCGGTCCTCGCTGCGGGTTTGTTTCACACGTCAGGTCCGGCGTCCCTGACTTCCACCGTTAGGGGTCATCAGAATAGATACCAGTGCTTGATTGTTTTCGCTCCGGCGCGTTTGGCCCAGCGGCTTGCATCGCACCGCCTATCCCATGCCTTGTCCACATAGTTTCGTGAGTATGCTTCACCGATGCTTAGGAAGTGCCGCCCATGGCCCTGCTTTGTGTAGCCGTGCTTTTCTTCGAGCGCGGTCGGGCCACTGTTCCAGATATTGACGTGTTGACCCCTAACCATGCGTCGCAGCGAACCCCGCGCCACGCGCTGAGAAGTTTGAGAACGTCCGGTGTGTTCGTGAGTTTTCATTGTGCGGTGTCGCTGGACTTAGTGTTCCCCATTCTTGCGAGCGCCTCAGATAGCAGTCGCGCCGATTGCCGTGCATCAGCGAGTGGGTTGTGTCGCGGCATCTCCGATGGTGTCCGGTCGTAGGTCGCCATCGGGTTCATTCCAGCCGAGAGCATCACCGACGCGATTTCGTGGCACGGATATGGCGCAGTTGGTAGGCGTTGCGCGTCGTCGCGGATGCAGTCTTGCAGGAAGCGCGCTTCCACCGGCCAGAGGCATTCAGCGGCCATTTCCGCGCCGCCCGCTTTCGCCTTCTCCCACGCCTGCCAGAAGGCCAGACGTAGGCCGTAGGTGTCGCGGTGGGTTTCTTCCATCACCGGCACGTTGCGGCTTACCCAATCGCGGTCAGCTTGCAGTCCTTCCGCTTTGTCCATCGGACAGCAGAAGCAGAACTCCCATTGAGCAGCCCCGGCGATATACACGCCGCCCGCGACGGCGAAGCCCTCACCGTGCAGACCTATGGATTCCACGTCGAAAACAAAGAATGGGGAACAAGTTGCTGCTGCCAACCCCGCCCCCGTTGTCCGTTCAGATGTTGTATTCATTTCGATTGTTCTTTCTGCGCTCTGGCCTCGCTGTCGGCGGGGCGGCAGAGCGCGTCGTTAGGGCGCTTAGTCACTCCGCGCCCGGTGTTCACTTTACGGCGGGCCGTTTGTCCAGCCCCTTCTCTGCGAGGATGGCCGCGAGATCATCCACATGCAGGCAGTCACACATACACGCGCCAGTCGGCTGCGACTGGGTTGGTGCGATGTTGCCGTTGCAGTAGTCGTTTCCCGGAGTCGCATCGTAGAGGACTCCGACCGCCGTGATGACAGGGCCGTCCATTTGGAGTTGGATCACCTTGTCACCGTTCTTTGCTTCTCTGCCGTTTCTGTAGTGCATTTATTTTGCCTTTCGTTGTTGCGCCCTAACCAATCGCTGATCCGAATGGTGGCGGGCCACCGCCATTCAGAAATTGTGAGTCACGAGCCGCCACCATCGGATAGCTTGGTGGTCCGGCGCTCCCCCGTTTGCACAATCTTTCCCATCCGCCGCAATTCGCTGAACCGCGGCCGCACCGCCAACACTGACACATTCAACAGGTCCGCCGCCTCATCCGTCGTCAGGTCCGCGTGCCCGTGCAACAACTCCAAGCACCGCTCCCGCAACGTCGGCGCATGTTCCGCCATCGCATCAGCGGCGTCCTGGCTCGTGCCCGACACTTTAGCGCCGGGATGTTGGGGATAAATCAGGTCATTCACGGCTTGGTCCTCCGCGGCCCGCAAAACCCGAAGGGACTGCGATGCTTGGCCCGAATCGCCTTGGCGTCCGCGCTGATCCCGCGCAACTCACTCGCCGGAGGCTCGCCCAGCGTGCCCAGATACTTCGTGTGCTTAACGTGATTGCCCTTGTGCTGACTCATTTCAAGCCTCCATGAAAACGCAGCCATTTGCCTAAAGTATGCCGCCGCCGGTTTTTCCGGCGCAGCGCCCGCGCCAACGCATCCGCATCCCCGGCCAGCTTCAGCGCCGCCAACAACGTGAGCACCACCCAAACCAGCACCACCGCGAGAAAGAAAAGCGTGAAGTTCATATCAATTCAGAAGTTTCAGAACATGCGCACAGCGTTTTGCCCCGCGCCAAGCAATGTGCCGCCCCAACACATCCCCCACCACCCAGGCTGCAAAGCCATTCGCCAAATGCAATTCCAGGGATGCCTGCGCCGATTCCTTCAAAGTCTGCCGTTGTTTTTCGCTCATAAGAATTTGAGTTGTGAGCCGCGGGCGTTAAGCAGTAACCACCCGCGGCCCATTGCCGCTTCGGATAGAACGACCTAAGCCGTCGGCAAAATCCGTTGCACCTGCCCCGCCGCCACCCGATCCTTGTTTTGCGCCTTGAGGTCCGCCGCGCTGCACCGCGCGTCCCAGTCTTTGCGCGACAACACCTGGGCGTCATCCACCAACTCCAAGCGAATACTCGCCCGGACATCCTCTTTCACACAGGCGTGGAAATGATGCTCCCCGTCATAGCGGGCGTTGTCCGGCCCATAATGCGTCTCGGGAGTGGTCCGCACCGCGCCGTTGAGTTGTTTCAGGATCGTGGCCACATCGGCCGTATCGGGCAGGAGGTAAGTGTCTCCGCCGATGGTGAGTAATGTTTTCATTTGGTCGTTCTTTCTTTGGTTTACCCGGCAGCGGAATTGCCGCCGGAAATTGAATTATGTATGCACAACAGAGCTTATCTTTACTTCGGAATAGCCTCCGGCTGGCGGTAGAAATCACCCAAAAGCACATCACGTTTCCCTGTGCTCAGGTTTACCCGGCTGATGATGTCACGGCATCCGCGCGCGTGGTATCGAACCAGTGTCATTGCTTTCGGATCAACGGATATCACTTTACCGACCGGGAGCTTCTTAATTTGTTCGCGTAGCTTCATGCGTGTCTGACACCACTTTGCCAGAACTTTGTTTACCGTCAACATATTTCTTGTTTTTTTTTGTGTCGCCTTTAATCTGTGGGTGCAACGCATGAGCATTTTGACAAAACCTGAGTGCAAACGGTCCTCCAAACGTGTCTTTGGTTACGTGGAAATGCGCTGTCTTACCTGCGGCCACGGGCAGACGTTTGCCCGCGGTTTCGTCCGGCGCGGGCGCGCGCGGGGGATCTGCGATAACTGCAACCGTCAACGCAATTGGAAAACCGATGGCCCTAAAGCTTGATCAACTCGATGCCAAACTCCGCGCAAGAATCGAAGCCCAGCTTGCCCAAGAAGATGCCGCCCGCCGTGGTGCTCTTCGTCCCGTACCGCCCGCCGTCGCGGAACCGGTCCGACGGGCATCTGCGCCGACACATGCAAGACAAAGCCGATGCACGCGCCGCCTGGTTGTCAGCCTTATCGGATTACGCCGCAGAACTCTCGACGATGACAACTTTAATGGCGCCTGCAAACATCTCCGCGATGCCATCGCCGCCAGCCTCGGGCTCGACGACGGGGACAAACGAATCACCTGGCAGTATCAACAACTCCAAACCCGCGGGCGCGAAGGCGTCCTAGTCCACATCGAAGTGATATGACTGTCACCCCCATTGAAGGCGAGCCGACAAGATTTTGGGTGAGTTCGCAGACTGACCCGGATGGGCCGCCGCATCTAGTGGATACGGATTACGAAGGAAAGCCCGCCTGCTCCTGTTTTGATTTCATGTGCCGGGAGCGGGAATGCAAACATATCCGATTCATGCGCGAGTGTGGCCGCCTCGCGCCGCCACAAAATGACTGTTGACGGATTTACTTCGCCTGGCCGTACACCTACAGACCGCCGTAGGGCATCTCTGCGGCGGTTTTTTCTTGTCGGCGCAGCTACCCCGTGAAATTGTCGAGCCGTGAAACGTCTTCTCGTAGCCGCATTTGTGATATGCCTGGTGTTTTCCTTGCTTGTTCCGCCGTGGCGAATCACGGTGAAATCGAGCGCCGGCCATATCCTCCGCAACAATCTGACCTGGAGTCTCATCTTGGACATGCCGCGCGACGGAAGTGCAAATTATCAAGAAACCCGCGTCGCGGGCGATGTCTTGTGTGTCGAGATTATTGCTATCTGCGTTGCCGGGGCGGGATGTTGGCTGTTGAGCAAAAACTCATCGCGGAGCTTTTAGCATCTTTTGAAACGCCTGCTCGCGTTGTTTGCGCAACTCTATGGCGCGTTGATATTCCCGCAACTGCTCCGGCGTCAGCGATGCCTTGAATTGCTTTTCCCGCTCTTGGCTGCCACTGAACGGGCGCGCCAGATGATCTTTGCTCATCGCTTTGTAGCGGTTCTTGATGCCATCGGCGGTGCGCCCGTCCGCCAGCAGTGATTGATATTCTTTCCGCGCGGCGGCGTAATCCTCCGCCTCCAACAACACGTCCAGCTTGCGATACACGCTCGTTTCCTTCACCGCTTCGTCTCGGGTTTGCTGGTGTAGTAGAGTCTTGGGGTCGGTGGATTTGCGATTGAACTCCGCTGCGGCCCGGTACATTTCCGTCTCCGGCGTGAACCGCTGCGAGCCAACGCCAAGCAATCCCACTCCGAATTGTCCCAAAGTCGTCTGCTCGCGGCCGGTCGCGCCGGGTAAAAATCCTTCCGTGCCGATGGGAAGCCCCCACATGGCTAAATCCTTCAAAAGAATCTGTGTGGCTCGCAAGGCGCCGTTATCGGTTTGAATGGGCACATCAATCCGCGCCCCGCTGCGCATGTCCCGGCCGGTGATGCTTTCGTATAGTGCCTTGGGCCACGGTCCAAGCCGACCTCCGGCAAATCCCGCCGGGTCTTGGAGCAAATGCCCGATGTCGTTCACGATAAACCGCGCGGAATATGCCCGGTTTTTGTGGATCACACGCAAGGCGTTCTCCGCTTCCCAATGCGGATCATCGTCCAGCAGGTAATTGAGGATGCGCGCCAGTGCGTACACCAATGCGGCTTGGGCAATGAGAAAATACCGCTGTTCCGCATTGTATGGTTTGCCAGCCTGCCCAACCACCTTGGCGCGACTCAACAGAAAGTCGGGCGCGGTGAACAAAAGCCGGTTCACATCGAGGAACGTCCTGCTCCTACCCATCAGCTTCCAATTTTGCCCGCCGAATGCGGCGTTTACCTGGCTGGCGGTCAGTTCGTAAATCTGTTGTTCGGTCAATGCTGGCCCGCTCAGGCTTGGTTTGGAATAGCGTTTCAGGTTGGCGTGCAAGACCACGCTGCCCATCCGGACCTTGAGCCGTGGCAAATACTCTTGGAACAAGCCGTTGCTCAACCACGCCAGTCCATCGCCCAATCCGGGCACTTTGGAGAGAATACCGCCGTGGCTGCTCAATCCTTCCTCAAACAACATCCGCGCGCCCCCAAAGCCTAAATCCATGCCGTGCCGCATCAAGTTGGCCAGTTCCAAATTCTTGGCCGGATCAACCTCCACTCCGAAAACAAACGGATTCAACAACGTCAACCGCTCTTTGCTGGGCATCCCGCTGAAAGCGTGCGTCATCATGTGCTCGGCCAAAGTGGCCCCGTGGAATGTGGCCGCGGCAAACTTGGAAGCCTTCAAAAATGCGCCGGATTCCAGCATGAACTTGGTCAAATGCGCGATGTCTCCCAACGGTCCATCGGGATCACGCAAGGCTGATTTGCCTTCGAGTTGCGTTTTCAACGCCCGATACAGGTCCGGATGAACGAGGAAATCCCCTTTGACCATGATGGGATTGCCAGCGGTGTCCTTGGCGGCAAATGTCCAGCCGCGCAATGCCCAGTGATCGATCGTCTGATACGGCCGCCCGTCTTGGGTCACGGCATCCTTGGGCCGCCAATTCGAGTCCACAAACTGCGTGCGCGCGCCATTGGGTAACATCTCGATCTTAGCGCCGCCGCTCACCATTACTGCGGGCGTCCCGTCCGGCATCTTCGCATCTTTCAACGCCTTGATCACGCTGCGGTCGGCTAAAGCCCCATGAAAGTCCACATTGTAAACTCCCACCAGGTCCGAGATGTCCAGCGACTTGGGCACGCCTTTGGCCATGATCCCATCAAAATAACTCTCGTGCGTGCGTTCGAGCGCAAAGAACGGATCGCGCGGATCGAGCTTGGCAAGGGGATTCCGCGCCGTTCGTGGCCCGGGGGCATCCGGACGGTAATTCGCTCCATGCTCCGGGGCTTTGGCCCAAATCTGCGGTACACCGTAATTCTCCCGGCCTTTGCCAATCAATCCCATCAACTGCCCATCGGCAAGTTTGCTCTCGAAGTCCTGCTTTATCTGCCGCGCAAATGCCTGTTCCGTCGGCGTGAGTTTCAGTGCCGCATCCCATACGGCTTGATACCGCGCCGGCACGGCGTCCCGTTGGAACGTCAGCAAGCCTTTATCTCCATCCGCATCCAGCCACACGCTGATGGCCATGCGCCGGACCTTCTGCGGAATGTCCGCGCGAATCCGCTGAATCCATTGGTGCGTCTCCAGTCCGCTAAACTGCTTCTCGTAATGCCATTCCTTAAAGATGGCCCGCGGCTCATCATCTGTTTTGGGCGCGCGCCATTGTGCTTTGAACGCCTGCCAAACTGAACGCGCCCGCGCCGTGGCATGTTCCAGCTTGGTCTTGCCCGCTGCAAACTCATCCGCCAACCGTTTGCCCAAATTCACCCGGTCTTTAAGCGAAAGCCGGGGGGATTCAATCTTGTTCGCCTTCAGCCATGCGGTCAGGTCGCCCAGTGTGCGATTACTGGCCGGAGTCAACGCTTCTAATTCGCCGCGCGCAACCAAGTCTTTACGCACGGATTCAATCAACTGCGGATTCATATGCCCCAACTCGCCATCCTGCAAAGCCAGCAAATCTTCAACGGCATGACGCGCCGCAGTGGTGTCTCCGGCGGCCTTGGCCGCGCGCAACTCTTTGGTCAAGGCTTCCGAGCGTTTGAGCACCTGCGCCACGTATTCCGGTCGGGTCAACTTCTCACGTTTGATGGCCCGCGCATCTTTCAAAAGCTGATACCGTTCGCCCCGCAGTTCTCCGGCCAAAAGATTTCCCGGATCGCTGGGAGTGTTTTGAATCTCGCGCAACCGATCAGTCACTTCCGCGGCCTTGGCATCCAGTTCATTCAAGGACAGATTTGAATAACGATCGGGATGACTGGCCAGACGCTCCTGCAATTCCCGCACCCGCGCCGTAGCCAAAGCTTTGGCTTGTTCCGCCTCCGCTTTGGGAATGCTGCGCGCCGGGTTGCCCGCGTTGCGGATGGCTTCCAACATCTGCGCCTCCGCCGCCTGCAATTCTTGCTTGAGTTGTTGCCAGTCATTGCCCGGTGGCGGCTCGCCTTCCGGCTTGGAATATAAAGGCTCTTGGCCCGCCGCCTTGCGCATGGCGTTCTGGCTGAAATGTTCTTCCGCGTATGTTTGTTCCTTCTGCGGGTCATAGCCCCACTCGAAGATGCTGTCTCCGTTGGTAAAGATGTCCCGCGCCTTAACCGTCTTTGAGAGGATGCGGTATTTATCAAACTGACTCTTGCCGTGCTCGGCGGCATAGTCACGTACCGTCGTCACCCAATCGCCGGGGTTTATGGTCGCCCCTTTGATATCGGCGGGAATAGCCCGATAAATCATCACCCTCCGGGCGGGATGGTCCTTCAGATCGCGGATCACCGCCATCGCCGCCGCATCCCGGTAATCGCCATAATGCCCGTAGTAGCGCGCGCCGTTCGGCCCATACACGTCATCTGGATAAATGTTTTTCAAGTTCCAAGCGGGTGCGCCGGAGTCTGCTTGTGGCGCCGTGTGCCATCCCACGTAGTTTTCCGGCTTGCTGAACAAACTCCCCTGCTCTAGCCCACCACCAACTTGGCCTTCCGACTCTGGCGCTCGAATTGCATCAATCGCCTTAGTTGTTCCGACAGTGCGCGCCGGGTCGTCTTTAACCAGCGTCCATCCGCCAGCTTGCATTCGGGTCGCCGCTTTCCAGCTTCGGCGAATAAACTTCCCCGCTTTTTCAAACAATGCACTTTCATTGAAAATTTCATCATTTTCCTCAAACGTCCGCATCGGACTATAATTCCATTTGCGATAGTTGCGCGCGGCCTCCTGAGCTGTCGTGACGGCAGCTTTTTCGTAGTTGGCCATCTCGGCGCGTTCCTGGTCTTGGCGGTATTGCTGTGCCGCCCGCTCCTTTTTGGCAATGGTCATCAACCGGCTTTCATTGATGCCAAGAACCGTCTGCGCGCTGCGGATTCCTTCGGGATGAACTGTCCCGTTAGGATGCTCTACATAGAACACATGCACGATTGCTCGGCCTGTGCCTGTAGATTCGTCGGCATTATCCCAATCTGAGACGCGTGCTTCCACCATTCCACCCTCGCGGGCGCTGTATTTCTCGCCCATCGTCGAACGCCATTCATATCCGACAATGCTTGCGCCAGTCGGGCCTTTGATTGGTTTCGCCAGGGCAAACCGTTCTGGAAACTGTTTCTCCGGTTTGCTGAACAAACTGCCTTGGCCGCTCTTATCCTGCCGCGTGGTGCGACCCTCCGGCGTGCCGAACATCTCTTGCGTGGTATCAATGTCCTGCCCGGTCAGCCGCGCGGCCGCGCGTTCCTGCATGGCTGCCTTGGCTTCCCGCTCTGAAACCTTCAACCTTTCCGCCTTCAACCTCGCCTTCTGTTCCTCCACCGTCTCCGGCGCACCAAATAAATCGTCACCTTCCGGCTTGGAAAAGTTACCCATCTGCGTTTCATCTGTGCCATCTGTGGCCACATCCGCCGGAACACCCGCCCGGCGATACTGCGTTTCCCGCGCCGCTTCCACCAATGCCGTGCCCACGACATGCCGCGCGTGTTCCAAGTCGGTGAAATACTGTTCACTCGCAAAACCCTTCGGCTGCTCGCCTTTGAGCTTGGCAATCAGCTTGTCCAGCCATGCCTTTACGATCCGGGCGAGGCGCTTGAACAAGTTTGGTTCCCGCCGCTTCAGGTCTTCCCAAAACTCTTGCCGGCCAAAGTTGTCCCCCCAAAAGTCCCCCAACAATTCCTCCTGCCAATCCGCTTTGCCTTGTCCGCGCCGTTCCAGGCGCAACTTGAAGTCCGCCGTATTCTGCAACAACGGCCACAATGCCGCGCGCATTTCCTCATACAGTTGGGGATGCGTCAGCCGGATATGATGCAACAACTCGTGCCCCGCCACCACTAGGACGGGATAATCCGTGCGCGCATGAATCAACACCACGTTGGAAGACCGATCGCGGAAGCCGTTGAACGGGATCGTTTGTCCCGGTGAATCAACGATGATTGTGCGCGTCCCGAAAATCCGGTCTAATTCTCGGAGAGCTTTTTGTTCCGCCGCAGTAATTCGGCTTTTCCGGCCGGGGTTTCCACCCAGTTGTCCGGTCGATCCAGCAGATGCGACACGTCCGGCGGTTGAATGGACGACCAGATTTCGCAACTCTGGGACTCCGGGATTTTGAGCGGCGATCCGGCGCAAGTGGGCGGCGTCTTGCTTGGCGGCAGTTCGTTGCTCAGCGGGGGTAGGCGCTTCGGGTTCACTCCGGCCAAATTCCTCCAGCGCGCGGCGTTTGGCAATCGAATTATCGCCCGGGAATTGTTGTTGCAGATATTCGACCAACCGCGGCAAAGCCCGCGCCCGGTCAATCAGGCTGTTGCCCTGACCTTCGGGCAGCACGGCCCGCATTGCCCGGTCAATGGCCTTGGCGCGCAACCGGGCATTTTGGATGCCCTGCTCCTGCATGACGGTATTCCGGTCATACGCTTCGGCGGGCGCCCATTCCAACAGAGGCGCGTAATCCTCCACAATCTGCGCAAACTCGGCGGCATCCGCCTTAACCTTGGCCTGTTGTTCCGCCGGCACACTGGCGATTTCCTCCGCCTTGGCCGCGCGGGCGGCATCGGTCTTGGACAGTTGGAACTGATCCTTGCGCAGCGTGCGGTATGTCTTTTCCCCGTGCAACTGGACCGTGGCGCTGCCATCGGGCTGGAGTTGGATGATCTTGCCCAAATGCTCCTTGGTGGAGCGATTCGACAACCGCACCGCCACCGTTTGCCCGGCGGTAAAGGATGGGGATTCCGCTGTTACCGGCTTGGCAACCTGGGGTGTCTTTTGGGCTGGGGTGCTGGTTGGTCCTACTTGGATAATTTCCGCCCGCGCTAAACCCGCATGGGTTGCTGTTCCCGCGTCCTGAATGGCATTCCCGGCCCGCTGTATATCAGGTCTATGCCTCCATTCTCCTGACTTGTGTTTTTCAAACACATTTCCCGTAAACTTATGAACTACCTGCGAACCAACAGGGAGAGAATCAAGCTGCTTGCTGACCGCTGGTTGAACGTCTGAAGCAAACCCTTCCTCATCGCGCTCTGTTGCCGCGATTCTATCACCAACTTTAAGGGTGGTTTCCGGCTTATTTGATTCCAAATCCGCCGGCGGGGCGATTTCCGGAGAATTGCCCTGATTTTGTGGCAGATTGTTATTTTCTGCTGGCTTGAGTTGGTTGCCCTTGATGGTGGCTTCCAGATTGGCCAGTTGGGCGCGCATGTCGGCCATGACGGTCGGCAAATCCGCCAACGCCTGTTCCTTGGTGTAAGGTTTGCCCGCCGCCTGCTGCGCCGCCCGTTGCTCCGTTTCCACCCGGGCCTGCTCGATCCCCTGCACCGTGCCCGATTCCTGCGCGGCCGTCACCGCCCGTTGCACGAGATTGGGCACACCGGAAGCCCCGGCGCCGGGAGAAGTCGCGGCCACCGCCGCCGGGGGTGTTGTTCCAGTATGCAAACCAAGCTCAGAATTTCGGGAGGATTCAGGAGGTTGCGACTGCGAGATTTTTTCCGGGATCAAATCATCAAACGCCCCGCGCGGCTCTACCTTGGCCTCGACATTGATGGGATTGGATTCACCGGCTGGCTTGGCTGGTTCGGTTGGCTTGGCTTCGTTCTTGAATAACGTGGTCTTGCCGATGCCCGGAGTTTCCGCATAACGATTCTGCGCGACGATCTTTTCCACGTTGGGGCGCTTATGCTCGGAAAGTGTGCCCAGAATGAACATGCTGCCAATGTTGCCCGCGGCATCAATCCACGCCTGTTCCCGTTGCTCCGGCGGCAATTGACTGATGGCAATGGCCTGATCCGCTCCAATCGCGCCCGCCGCCCCGGAAGCCCCGCCCAACTTGTTCCACGCCAGCAACGCCTGGGAGGTGGTGACGCCCGCCTTGGCGGCCATCGTTTCCACGATCGCCCCGGACCATTTCCCAATCACCGGCAACGCCGCTGCAATGGCCGCCTGCTTGGGATCAAACCCTTCCGGCGTCAGGCCAAATGCCAACGCCCCCGCCAAGGGGCTGACGGTGGCAATCGCCAGTTGCGGCGTCGATTCCACCAAACCCTGCACACCTTTGATGCCCGCCTGTACGGGTTTGGGATACGTGCGAATGGCTTGCTCAGTGGTCAAACCCGGCTGTTCGGCGGTATCGGCGGGAAGTCCGGCCAAGTCCTCGATGTTATGCTGTAAGGCGGCCACGCCCCCCTCGTAAATCCCACTGCCAACCTTGTGCATGGCGCCGCCTACATCCGCCGGCAAATCGTGATACAACGCCCGGGTAAACTCGCGGTCGGGATCGCCTGTTACTTCACCGAACGGAGTCCGGGGTTGGATTGGCGGATTGGTACGTTGATATTCCTGAAAGCGTTCCGCCGTGAGAGTTTGGCCGGGGATCAGGTCATCAAACAACCCGCGGCTCGCGGGAGCGGTCGGGATAAGATCATCAAATGCGCCCATGTCATTTTAAGGTAATCCCAAATTTTTCTTTCAACCGCGCCTTCACCTTCACCGGGTCCGCCCCTTTTTGAATCGCCTGTTGCGCCTCCGCCAAAATCGCGGCGTGATCGGGCTTCCCGGGGGCTGAAGTATCTTGTTGCTCCGCGCGCCGGACATCGCCCATTACCGGCTGGAATTGAGCCGGGGTCAGTCGGGCCAGCAAACTATCGGCTCGCGCCTCCGCCTCGGCATCCCCGTCCAGTTGCGCCTTGGTCTTGGCTGCCCGCGCCGTTTCCACCGCCTTGGCCGATGGGTCATTGGCTGCTTTGGCCTCCGGCGCTTTCCCGGTCAGCGCCATGAAATCGTCAAGCTGCTGTTGCAGATTTTGCGCGCCCGCCGTGTCCCCGCCGTTTTGGGCCGCGCGAATCTGCGCCCGCAAATCCGTCAAAATCTTCAAGTTGTGCCCGGGGGCGGTATTGAATTGGCCCGTGGACTTCTCCGCCGGCTTGCTCAACTGGATGCCCGTCTTGCCCAAGGCCGGATGTTGCGTGATCCATTCGTTGGCCCGTTGCCGCGCGGCATCGTCGAAACTCCCATCCGCATTGGCCCGAATGATCATCTGCAAGGTCTGTTGATCCTCGTTCTGATTCTTCCATTCCGCGTTTTGCTTATTAAGGTCCGCGCGAGTGGCCTGCTGTTCCGTGAACATCTTTTGCCGCCAGTCCCGTTCCTGTTGGCGTTCCCCGGTCTGTTGCTCCATCACCCGGTTTTGCAACAGGGTATTGCCCAGATTATCCACCTGACCCAGCACAGTATTGAAGTCTTGTCGGTTCATAAGTTATCCAGTTTTCTTCAAAGCGGCATTGCCCACACTCAACAACCCGCTAAGTCCCGCCATCCAATCGTTCATCTGGCTTTGCTGCTGATTGATGCTGGCGTTATAGGCATTGATCGCGTTGGCGCTCCCCGCCGCGGCATTGTTCGGCAATTGCGGATTGCTGCCGCCGGGGGTGAATGGCGTTGGACCGGGCGCGCTCAAATTGCTGAACTGGCTTTCCGGCGTCCGCCCATTGACCAGGCTGCTTAAGTTGCTCAGGTTTTGCTGTTCTTCCCGAAAGGCGGCATCCTGCGGCGTCATGCCGCTACTCAACCAGTTTTGCGCCTTGGCCACGCCCGCATCCAGCCGTTGCTGGCCGGCCCATCCCTGCGTCAGCGGATCACTGAAGTCCGCCGGGGTCTTGATCCCGCCCCGGTCATTGCCCGCGCGGAACACTGCATCATCCAGCAGGGCCTGCGTTTCCGCATCGAGGCCGCGCCCCGCCTGCAATTGCTTCCCAATCTGTTGATCCAACGTATTGGCAATGGTCCGATCCGGGGTGCGGTTGATCTGGCCTTGGATGATTTCGTTCATCTTTTGCCGGGCCGCGTAGCCTTCCGGATCGGCCAACTTTTGCTGTTCGGCGGCGCTTTCCGCAAATTGCACCCCGTATTTCTGTTGCAACGCCAGTTGTGCCTTGGCGGTTTCCCGCGCCACCACCGCGTTGGCGTCCGCTTCCCCGTACCCGGTAAAATCAATCGTCTTCGGCCCTTCCGGAACGTAATACGTCTGTTGCACCACTGGGCCGGGCTTGGGTTGCCCAAAGAATTTGCCGCCTTCCTGCCATTCCGTTTCCGGGATCGCCACCAGCTTCCGCTGTTTCTTGGTCAACCCCAACGCCGTGATGATGCCCGTCCCGGTCGGGTCCGGCTTCAGAGCATCCTGAATGTTGCTTGAAAGGCTTTGCTCACCCGGCGCCCATTTGCTGCCCTGATCCACCCAGATCATGCCGCGCGTTTCGTTGTGGGCGGGATAGTTGGGAATGGTGACGCTTTTCCCCTGCTTGGCCGCGGCTTCCAGGGCCCGCCGCATCGGGAGCATATCGGCGTTCACTTTGGCCAGTTCCCGGCTGCTGCTGGCCAAATCCGGTTGCGCCGGCTTGCTCGCCTGGCCGATGGCATAGGATGCTCCGGCGGATACCGCCGCCCCGGCAACTGCTGCTCCAATGGCTGCCCAACTCACGATAATCCTCCGGTTAAAAGTTTCATCAGTTCACCGTCCACCACCGGCTGCCCTTCCGCGGCACAGGTGTACGGTTCAATGATGTCCGCCTCGATCTCGTCCACATCCAGCTTGTCCGTCGCGTGAAAGGTGATCCACCGACAATCTTCATGGATGAATAATACCCGGCGCGTCCCCGGTTTGGTAATCCCAACATGCCCACCCCGCAATTGTTGCAGGCCGTTGGCCGCATCCCATACCGCCGCGTGCCCGCTGATCACCACAAACGGGTGTTCGGTCTTGTGAATCTTGCTCACAATCAAACTGCCCGCCGGCATGAAAATCTCCCGCGCATACAGGCCCGGAGTGAACCGATGCGTTACCGGACACTGCGCGGGCGGTTGCGAGGCGCAAAACCGATGCACCGCATCCACCCGCTCCTGCTGTTGCAAGGTCATCATGGAGTCACCCCGTAAATCGTTTGCGGATGCGCCACTTCCAGTCCCAGATAGTTCGTCCCTCCGACATCATTGGACCCAGTAATACGGGCGCGATTCGTGATCGTCACCACCGCCCCCGCTTGCGGCCGGATCACCAACATCCCGCTTTGCAAATAATGATTGTAGCTCGGCGTTGAGGCGATGATGGCCCCGCTGTAATTGTCTGACAGCAACAAATCCATCCGTTCGCCTACTTGGTTCGTCCAGAATAAGCCCAAATGTTCCTCGTAATCGTTATACTGCCCCAGCACCGGCGTGCTCAGTAGCCGCGTATTGTCCACCCGATACATCCCGCCATCCGCCGTGAACTGCGCCAAGACACCGTTGGAATCAAAACTGGCATTCGGAACGTACACCGTATTGCTCCAGGCCGCCACCCGCGTCCAAACCACGCTGGCCACGACTTTGTTGGTGTTCAACCACGGGGCATTGGTCACGCTCGTATAGCTGATATTCGTCTGCGTAAACGTGCCGCCGGTGCCGTTGGTGATGCCCAACCGTTCCCGCGCGTCCGCGGCATTGCGCGCCCGCAACACCATGTCCATGTACGCCGTTGGCTCGGCTCCGGCGAGCCCGCAAACCAAGAGCAGTCCCACCCCCAAGACTTTAGCTATATTCAGTTCCATCCTGCTTTGTTGGCTAGATTGATCCCGCTCGCCCCGCCGGCCAGTCCGGCCAACCACGGGTTGATCTGGCTGTTGGCCCAGTTCATGTTGCTGCTGTAAAGACTCATGGCATCCTGAATCCCCTGCGCTGTCGCGTTGCCGTTGGTCGCCGCCTGATTCGGGCTGCCAGTGAAATACGGCGCCGCGCCATTGCTCGCGCTGCTCACACTCTGAAATTGTGCCGTGGGATTCTGCCCATTCGTGAACGCGCCCAGATTCGCCAGGGCTTGCTGGATTTGCCGATATTGCACATCCTGCGGCAACACTCCGCTTTGGAGGATTCCGGCCGCCTGTTGCTGGCGTTGGTCGCGCAGATTCTCGCCCGCCCGCACCACGGCGTTGGCTTCCTCGCTCGCCGCCGCGTTGCCCAGAAAGATTCCGTTCCGCAATTGTTTCCCCCGCACGCCCTGTTGCACTTCCTGAATCTGCCGCGCGTCCAGTTTACCGGACTTGCTCAGTTCCCCCTGCACCAAGTCCTGCAAGGCTTGGTTCATGGGGCGATCCGGATTCGCCTCCGCGTCGGCCATGATCCGGTCAAACAACTGTTGCCGCGCCGCGTAGCCCGTCGGGTCTGCCGCCTTCAGTTCCGCCAACCGTTGCTTGACGAACTCCGGCCCGTATTGCTGCTGCAACTCCAACAGCGTTTGCGCCATCTTATCGGACATCGCCGCCGCCGTGTCCGCATCGCCCAACCCGGTGAAGTCGTATTCCTTCCCGTCAATCGTCGCCTTGCCCCCCATCTTGGCAAGGTTGTTGATCATGTATTGGAACGGGAACAATTCCATATCCGCCTGCGCGCCGGCCACCGCCGCCGCATTCGGATCGGGTATTTTTGGCGTTGAAAAGAGTCCCATATTATTTGGATTTCATTGGCCGCAGCCGCGCGCTGACGCTCAGATTGCGCAGTTCCCACCAACCAGATGGGCTTTCGAGTTTCAAATACAATTCCCGGAAGCTCGGCAAATCCCGGAGGCTCGCGCTGGCCAGCGTCGGCGCCGTGGTCTGCAATTGGAAGGGCAGCACATCCGTCCCCAAAACATCCCCGGTCGGCTCAAAGGTCTTGTTCCAGGTCTTCAAATCCGCATCATCGCCCACCGCGGTAAAGGATAGGGTCGCATTGCCCTGATTGAATCGTAGCCGACAATTGAATGCCACCTTGTCCGCCTCGATGTCCCCAAAGGCGAGGTTGCGCGTCCACAGTTTGGTGGCATAACCCGCGCCGTTATCCAAATAAGTGGCATCGGTTTCGGCGTCTTCGTTGTCTTTCCACTCGTTCACATAGCCCGCCGCATCGCCAAACACCAAACGTTGTTGGCCGGCAAACCGGGTGATTTCCCAGTGTTGCGGCGTCCAACCTTCCCAGACGCCAATCCAGCGACCCAACCGCCCATTGTACACCAACACATGATCCGGACTGGTCGCGCTGTCCAGCGGCACGGCGAACAACATCAATTCCTGATACTTTTTTACAGTGATCGTCTGTTGCGCCGCGGCATTGATCCGGTCGATATACGGCTGCACCGGCTGACTCAGGGGCGCGCTCAGTTCGTATTGGCCCTGCGCCGCGGCCATTCGCCGCAAGGTCCGAATTTGCCGATCCGGACTGACCATGAAAATGTCGTTGCCATAAACGTCCCACGCTTCCGGCCCGCACACCCCGGCGCCGTAACTCACCGACTCGCTCACCTGTTCCGCGCTAAAGTCGGCGGGTTCATTGGCTGGATCGGTTTCCACCAACCAAACGCTGTTCTCCTTGCCCACCGCCAAAATCACGCCCTGAAAGGCTTTCAAACTGCGGATGGGATCACCTTCTCCGCCCCCGACCCGAAAGCTGCGCGTGGTGTTGTTCCATTGCCCCGCCCCAAACGCCAGCCGATTGCTCACCCAGATTGTATCCGGCGCGGTGGCTTTGCCGCTGGCGAACATCCGCCCGGTATGCCAGCAAAGAATGGTCGTTTCCTTGGGCGGATCGCTGGCGCCGCTGCCGCAATCGGTAAAGGCGCTGCCGTTCCACGTCCGCAAATTGTTCGTGCCATCGGTCAGCAACAGCGTATCCACGCCCTGCGCCATCGCCACCCGCGCGTCCGCCGGAGTCCATCCCGTCATCTCCGTCCAGTTCGCCCCGTTCCAGAACTGCAATACCTGGTCGCACGCCGCAATCAGTTGTTCATCCGCCGGGGTATCGTAGTAGTAGAGTCCCTGAATCGGCGCGGCGGCCAGCACGGCCCCGCCCAATCCGGCCGCACCGGGGCGCGTGCGCGCCTTGGCTTTGTCCCGGATCAACACATTGACCAAGCGTTGCGAGGCGTTGGCCTCCAGTTCCACCGGATCGCTGAACGCATCAATGCCGCCCGCCACGTTCCGGATTTGCTCCCAGAGCAATGGCAGGTCGGTTGCGGTATTTTGTAACGTCGGCATCAGCTAAAATAGCTTCCCATCGGTCCCAACCCGCCGGTTGGCCCATAGCCTTCCTCGGGGATGAACCGCTGATTGTTTGCCGCCTGTAACGCCTCGATCTGTTCCACCTGTTTCACCAACGCATTGGCCTCGGCAAATTCCAGTTGCGCCGCGCCAATTTCCCCGCCGCGCCGTTTCAAACTGCCCCGCATGAACGCCAGCAACGCATTGGTGCAATTCCGCAAGGCCGGCTCTTGCTGGTCAAACTCCAGCGGCTCATATTTCGCCTTGCCCAACACCGTCACCGTCAGGTCCGCCGTGGGTTTCGGGATCAGCCGGATGCGTTGGTTGAGCGGCGCGGCGGTCTGGCTTGCGGTCAACTGGGCCAAAACCTCGGCATTGTCGTCCATTATCGTGACCGGCCCCGCCGTGACCGGCTTGTAAAGCCGTTCGATTTCAAAAACGTGAATGCCGGATTGCGCATAGTTTACATCCCATTCCGTCCCATCGCTTTGAAATAACGGCGTCTCAGTCGTCCGCCGAATCCCCTCGGCATCCCGCCAGATGGCACGGACCACAACGCCGTCATCGGCCTGATTCCGGGAAAAATCCTCTCCGTTCAATTTATTGGTGGGAATGATAAAACCAGGCGTTCGGAACGTCATCCATCCCGGCGGCAGAATCACAAATTCCAACGGCGTGCCCGCCGCCCCAAACGCATCCCAATCCATCCGGTAATAATGTTCCTGCCCGCGCACCACGATTTGATTGCTCGTGCTCCGCACCGCCACCACCCGGTCAATCACTTCCGGCAGATAAACTATCCCCTCGGCATGGTCGTCATTGCTGGCCGGCGTCACCGCCACGTCACACGCCACCAATGCCGCCTTCCACAAGGCGCTGTTCCAAATGTGCTCATCCCAGTGCCGCGCGAACTTCTCCGCCGCCGTCACGTCGTCGGCATCGTTGTAGCCCGCTTCCAGGCAGGCCCGTTCCACTAGGGTTTCCAGATTCATGGTCGCGCGTAGATTTTTAACGTCCAACTCCCCGGCGTAATCGTCGCCAGCGTGCCCGTCGTCTTGTTGGCAATCGACCATCCGGCCGCCGTGTTCCGCACCACCACCCCCACGTTGGTGCTGTTCCCAAAGGTGAACAACGCCGGGCCGGTCAACCCGCCATCCCACGTCGGATCAACCCCCACTTCGTCCCCGATCGCATAATTCAGGTTCGCCGTCGTGCAAACCAAAACCGCCTTCACATACCGCGGCACGGTGGCAAAGCCATGCGCCGCATCAATCGGCTTGCCCGCTCCGGTGATCCCGGAACACGCCGCCGTTGCCGTAAAGGTCAGGTTCGTCGTCAGAAATGTCCCCGAGTTGGCAAACTGACTCATCAGGTTGCTGATCGTGATATTTTTGAACTGGTTCGTTTCCACCACGCTCAACAGCGCCGCATTGCTTACTGTGCCCACGCTCGTCTATGACACCAGTGCGGGCACGTTCAAAAAGATGACGCTGGGGGCGTTGTTGCTGGCCAACACGGACTTGATCACCACGCAACTGGAGGAAGGCAGTCCGGCGGCGGGGG